TCCCGTAGATGCGTACGGACTAGCCAAACTTGTTAACCCTAAAAATGTACCTAAGTTTTTTGGGGCTTTCAGAGATATGGTGATGTTCAAAGCTACTCAGTTTAAGTGGCTACCGAAACCTAATGCTGTAGACACTGTATTCAACGCCCTCCAACCGGCTATTCGATTCACCAAAGACGAATGCCTAGACCTACCCGACATGACCTACGTAAAACGTGAGGTCGAACTAACCGCACAACAGAAAAAATACTACAAGATACTCAAAGATAAACTTATGGCGACAGCCGCAGGGGAACAAATATCTGCTGCAAACGCCGCAGTAGCTATGAACAAACTCCTACAGATATCTTGCGGGGCTGTGTACACCGACACTGGAGAGACGGTGGAGTTTGACATTAAGAATCGGTACAAGGTTCTACGTGAAGTGATCGACGAGTCTAGCCAGAAGGTTCTTATCTTTGTACCGTTCAAGCACGTTATTGACGTACTGGCTGAGAAGCTAAAAGCCGATGGTATAACAAACGAGATTATAAGAGGTGATGTAAGTGCCTCCAAGCGCACTGAGATATTTGCCAGATTCCAAGATGACCCAGACCCTAGAGTCCTGATAATCCAACCGCAAGCGGCTGCACATGGTGTAACGCTAACTGCGGCAAACACGATTGTATGGTGGGGGCCAACATCTTCTTTGGAAACTTACGCACAGGCCAACGCCCGTGTCCATCGAACGGGTCAGAAACATCCTTGTACAGTAGTGCAACTAGAAGGCTCAAGGGTAGAGAAACGCATCTACAAGATGCTAGACGAGCGGATAAACATCCATTCACAAATAATAGATTTATATCAAAATATGCTTGAACTATAAAAATAACTAGACTAAACTGCACCAAACCAAGAAGAACCATGCTAAACTTAATCTGATATGTGGAGATGTCGTGATGAGTAATGAGGTGAAACCCGACTTAGATCGGTTGGTCTCGGTCTATATAAAGATAAGAGACAAGAAGTTAGAGCTACAAGCCGCTCTAAAAGAACAAGAAGAAGAGCTTGTACTGAAGATGAAAGCCATAGAAATCAAACTCTTGGAGCACTGTAAAGACAACAGTGTCGAATCTGTCCGTACAGAGAACGGTACGTTCTACCGGTCTACCAAATCTAAATACTGGACTTCTGATTGGGAAGCGATGGGTAAATTTATCCTTGAAAATGAAGTGCCAGAACTGCTTGAGAAAAGAATCCATCAGGGGAATATGAAGCAATTCCTTGAGGACAACCCCGAAAAGCTCCCACAGGGGTTAAATTGTGAGAGCGAATACACTGTAACTGTACGGAGGAAGAAATGAGTGAAAGTTATGTTCCGATTGAGGAACTAGCTAAATATCTTTCGGTCAAAATCCCTACTATCCGTGATTGGGTCAGTAAAGGATACATACCGAAAGACACCTATATAAAGGTAGCTAACACGTACCGTTTCAGTATTCCTGATGTGGTAACGGCCTTGAAGCAAGAAGCACCTGAACCTGTCTATGACAACCAAAACGAACCTGTTCAACTTGAACTGGATTTCAGCGATGAGGAAGATGTATGAGCGATTTAGCTTTATTTGAAAATATGCCTGACGAGTACAAACAACTTCTCGGGCAACTCCAACCTGACACCAATGCCTCTGGACGTGGCTCTTCTGCGGGCGGTATTAACCGACTCAGCATTCGTGGTGGTGTTTTCCGTAAAGTAGTTAACGGTCAAGAGGTAGGAGAACTGGAACAGCGTGCTATCAGTGTGGTTATTGTTAAAACTGCACCAATCTCACGTATGTATTTTGCGGGGCAGTACCAAGCTGGGGTGACTAACCCTCCTACATGTTGGTCTGGAGATACGCAAACAGGCCGTCCATCGGAAGATGTTTTATCTAGTGATCGTCAGTCAGAGACGTGTTTCGACTGCCCACAAAACATTAAAGGTTCCGGTCAAGGTGAAGGGCGTGCGTGCCGATACTCTCAACGTGTTGCAGTATTACTTGCTGACGCTGACGGTAAGGTTGTGTCTGATGATGTCTATCAGCTTTCACTGCCCGCTACCAGCGTGTTCGGCGACAACAAAAACAAGATGGGGCTACAAACTTATGCCCGCTTGTTGGACTCACAGAAAGCTCCACTAGCTTCTTTACTTACTGAACTACGTTTTGATACAGACTCTTCCACACCCAAGCTGTGTTTCAAACCAGTACGTGTATTGGAACAGGATGAACTTAAAATAGCTGTAGCGTTGCAACAATCAAAAGATACAGAAAAACTTATTGCGCTCAGTGTAAAACCGAAGGAAGATGTAGCAGACGCTCCTGCCCTACCTAAGATAGAAATGCCGAAGGTAGAAGCGGTAGCAGAAGAAGAGGTCGAAGAACCAAAGGTTAAGGTGTCTAAAAAGAAAAAAGCAGAGACACCGGCTGATGTCGATCTCGCAAGTTTGCTAGATGAATTTGATGACTAAAAACAATGGGGCACTACGGTGCCCCTCTTACTCTGATGTGGAAATCTTATGGAAACCAAAGAGTTTCTTAGTACCGTTGCCGGAAGCGAAGGTTACTATTGCATAGTAGGAATAAAAAACGGTAAGACCATACAAAAATTCTATAACTCAGTTGATGCTGCGGCAGATGCGGCGCATCAATTCGATGCTGAAGGGTACGATGCTTACTATACTCCGGCTACGTATGCCGAAGATGTAAATCGTAGGGCTGAAAACGTCTTACAGATGAAGGCGTTGTTTTTAGATTTAGATTGTGGCGCGGATAAACCCTACCAAACACAGCGTGATGCACTGATAGCATTACAAGAATTCAAGAACGAGTATAACCTACCTACATGGACAGCCGTGGTCAATTCAGGCCGTGGCCTGCATGTTTACTGGATTCTTACGCGTACGTATTCCAGAGAAGAATGGCTACCGGTAGCGGAGAGGCTAAAGACAGCCTGTACTGAATTCGGCTTAGAGGCTGATCCGGTAGTGACTGCGGATGCAGCGCGTATCTTGCGCGTACCAAATACACACAACTTTAAAGATGACCCAGCGCGTGACGTTAAGGTCGTTCAGATGAAACAAGATTTCATAGAGTTGGATGTGTTTGCGTCTAAGCTCCCAGAAAGAGCGTCACCAGTTACCAGCGCAAGAGAGTATACAGACCAAGATGCTAAGGACATGGCCCGCGCAGTTGGTCAAAGTAAATACACAACCAAGTTTTCTAAACTTCTGATTGCTACGTCATCAGGCAAAGGTTGTGGGCAAGTTAATCGTGCGATTATGCAGCCCAACGATTTGTCGTACTCCGATTGGCTCCATGTACTGTCTATTGCCAAGCATTGCGAAGAAGACGGGGCACAGGCGATTCATCTGATCTCAAGTCGGTATGACGGCTACTCTGCCGACGAAACCGAGAAGGTAGTTGCACCGATTGAATATCCACATCTGTGTTCTACGTTTGAATCCGATAACCCATCAGGGTGTGAAGGTTGTCCACACAAGGGCAAAATCAAGTCTCCTATCAGTCTGTGCAGAGAAGTGCGCATGGCTGAATCCAATGAGGTAGAGGTACAAGTCTTTGAGGAGCAGGAGGTAATTATGGAGGGGGAGGAAGAAGCCCCAACTCCTACGCCTAGCACCGTGAAGATAACTATACCCCAGTACCCGTTCCCCTATAAGCGTGGTATTAACGGAGGTGTGTATCTCGAAAAGAAGGATCAGGATGGAAATGTAGAACAGATAGAAGTGTATAACAGAGACTTCTACGTTACGAAGAGATTGCGTGATCCGATAGATGGGCCATCGTTTGAATTTAAGCACCATACCGACAGGGAAGGGGTACAAACATTTGTGCTACCCATGACTAAGCTGACTTCTAAGGACGAGTTCAGAAAGGCTATGGGGCTAAACGATATTTTTATTCTCCCTAAACAAGCGGAGTTAATTATGGTCTACATCGGTAGATGGATTGAACAGTTAAAACAAACTCAGGATATGGTCGAGGTGTATACGCAGTTTGGTTGGACTGAAGATATGAAGTCGTTCATCTTGGGTGACAGAGAAATATATGCTGACCGAATAGAGTACACCACACCTAGCAGCCGTACTGCGCAGTACATACCTATGTTCCAGAAGAAGGGGACACTAGATGGTTGGAAGAAGGTGACAGAGTTCTACAACCGGCCTGACTTTGAAGAGCATCAGTTTATGTTTGGGTTAACTTTTGGTTCTCCACTTATGGAGTTTATCCCCAATATATCCGGTGCTATCTACCATTTGATGAGCAAGGAAACCGGCTACGGAAAAACTACAGGTATGTTTGGTGGAGCTTCAGTATGGGGGCACCATAAAAAACTTGTACTCAAAGGCAAGGATACAGGTAACTCTGGTTGGAACCGTGCAGAGATATGGAAGAACATTCCGCTGTACATAGACGAGATCACTAACTACAAGCCCGAAGCCGCTAGTGAGTTTTGTTATGCCGCAACAGACGGTGAACAGAAAAACCGGATGAACAATCAGGGGCAAAACTCTGAAAGATATCGTGGTAGAGAGTGGTCATTTATTGTAGCTACAACGGGCAATACTAGCTTGCATGAAATACTGTCTGCTAACCGAGAACATTCGGAGGGTGAAGTAGGTAGAGCCTTGGAAGCTATGGCTACCAAGAAGTTGTTTTCGGAAGAAGACACTGCACTAGCTAACACATTGCAGGAAGATTTGGCTAACAACTACGGGCATGCAGGGGAGCCGTATATACAACATATTCTTAAAAACCCAGAAGCGACAGAAAAACTTGTTTTAGCTACAAGAGACGCAATGATAAAAGCGGCAAATTTAGATTCTCAGCACAGGTATTGGGTTGCAGAGTGCGCGTGTACGTATGCGGGAGTTATGATCGCTAAGAGCATTGGCTTGTTAGATTGGGATTTGGATGCGTTCTACGCTTGGATTATTAAGAAACTAAAGTTGGCTAGAGAAAATATGCAAAGCATGACCATAGATATACATAACCTCATTGCCGATTACATTGCGGATAACCCACGAGGCATTCTACGTGTAAAGAGTACTGACGATGCGAGAACCACTGATCCGGAGAAGGAGAATTTGATTATGCCGGATGCAACGCCATTGTATCGTTGGGTTGGAAGGCATGAGTACGACATTCATAAACTGTATTTGCGCCCCGCACCGTTCAAAGAATGGTGTATGAAACGAGGGCATGTATATGCTTCGGTACGGGAACTGATAAAACTACAGCTAAAAGGTAGAGTTACTAAGATGCGTTTAGGAAAAGGTACTAAACTCGACCTGCCATATCAGTCGGTAATCGAATTATCTTGGGCAGATGAGGTTAGCAATGACGAGGGTAATGCTGACTGATATATCACCTGACGGTGTACGTATCGTTGTAGATTGGGATAAGTTTAAGCCGGGGTCTTCGGTATTCATACCTTGTATAAACACGGCTAAAGCTATCGAACACTTAACAAAAGCCGCCCGGATAACTAAGAAAGATATAGAGCAACGTGTTCGTGTAGAGGACGGTAAGTATGGCGTTCGGGTTTGGCGGCTAAAGTAACTGTGGTACTATAGCCGCGCATCATTTCCTTATCAGAGGATTTAGCCCCCCTCTGGGGGGCACTTTTTATAGATCGCTGTCCAACCAATCCATAGCAGCATTAAACTCTTCGTTTGATTGCATTATCTCTGCCAGTGCTTTTTTATTTTGAATAGGCATACCGCCGGTCAAGTCTGCAAACTGGCTTCTACTAGCTCTACTACCCAAAGAGCGTTCCATAGCAGGCACATCAATAACTGAAGTTGGATGATCTAAATTGTACGCTTCTGCTTCTTCAATAGCTTCTGCAAATAATTCAGGTTTAGGGGCGTTAGGGTCTAGCGCATAAGCTATCTTATCTAAAATTCCTTCCCTACGTTCCTTCCTTCCGGCTTCTTTGCGGATGTTGAGTGACAATCTGTCTCTAGCGGCCCGTGTAGAGATAGGAGAAAAACCCATAGCTTGTTTTAATATATCGCCTGTAGGTAATGCTCCAGAAATTACATCATCTCCACGTCCTGTCTCGTAGCCTTTAGTAGCAAAACGATAGGCTTTGGCTACGTTAGATGCACCTGTTGGTAGTATGGCTTCAACCGCTCTGTCTTTGTTTCTCGGGTTATCATCAAGTAGTGATTCCATACCATCGTAGATACGTTTACCTACACCATAAGTTGGGCCAGCCCATGCCTCTACAATTGCTTCAGTTGCATTATTTGGCTTGTAGTTACCGCGATCACGGATCATTAAGTTAGTTAGAGAAATACGATCTGTTAAATCTATACCTAACTGACTTGCAATCAAACCGTAGTACAGGTCTCCCCCGATCATTTTGGCAACTATTGTGTTGAAGTCATCTTCATCATCGCCAAGGAATTGATTGGCTATGAACGCAACTACTCCATACATCGGAATACCTTTAACGCCGACTAACGCTCCGCCGGTTGCGGTTAGGTAGAAGAACATATTTCTAAGAATTCTAGCTTCTTCACGCTCTGCTTCTGTTCTTGCTTTACCGATCATGTCATCGAACAAAGTCTTAATCATACGAAAGTGCGTGTACAAGAACTGCGCGGGAACGCGCTTAAACTGCCAAATAACACTACCTACACTGGTTTGAGCTATACGAGGAGCTGTTGTCAGAGAGGCTGAAGTGTTAACCCACAGTGTAGTATCTATCGCTTGTTGGGCTGCTTGATCTCCAAACTTGTTAAACTCAGCTTCAGATATTTTTCCAAAACTCTTACCGGTAAGTTTCTCCATTTCTAGTATGTAGACACTCATGGCACTTGTCTGACGGATAGCACGTTCCGAATGGTTAAATAGAAAACCAGACCAGTACACAGCTTTGGTAAGTAACGTAGAGTTAGGGTTCTCTAGGTCTGCCATTTCGGTAGTGGCCGAGCGTGCATCAAACCCATACTCCTTAAACTTATCGGCCAACTTATCAAACCTAGAAAGCACTTTGCCTAACTTTGTGTCTCTGTCTATATCGTTTGTAAGACTGAACCCACCTAGTTCATTAAGTACTTCTGTGTCACCTATCTGTTGTCCTTTTTCATCGACTCCTGTAACCCCTTCTCTGGAAACTGTGCCGAATGTAGCTGTGTACAGGCCACCAGCAAGCGCCATAGCTTTAGTTGCGTTAACTGGCCCATATTCGGCTGCTGTACGAGATTGTAAGACTATCGGAATAATAGACGTGTTTACGGCAACAGAACTTAAGTTAAATCCTAGTGTCCAGATAAACGTGGCCGAGCGTGCTATACGAATACCGTTTGGTAGTATGGGGTTCTTAGCAAACTGTAGATAGCTGGGTAACCTACCAGCTACCGGCATCTCTTGGGTTTCTTCTCTTGTTCCTGCCACGATAGTAGCGGCGTCATAGAGAAAAGAATCTTCTTCGCCTAACGCGTCACGTTCATTACGTACTTGTTTGCCAGCTATCTCTAGGTCTACTGCATGCTTGAGGTTAGCGTAGCTTGTTATAAATCTTGGGGCTTTTTGCTGAAAAGACTCTAAGGCATCTCCCTCGAAGAACGCTATGTTTTGGCGCACTCGACGTGATTGTACGAGAGCTTGTTCAGGAAGTGAACGCAACATAACATCTGCAATAAACTCATTTACCTGCCGCTTGCCTTCTTTGTCTTTAATGTCTAGTGCGTTTATTTTCTTACGCAGATCAGTAAGGAACGGTAGCGGTACTTCATTGTTGTAAACCTGTCTCTCTATTTCGGCACGCGGTTTAGCCCGTACTGATTCGGCATCAACTTCGGGTAAGTCGCGCAGTTTAGCCATAGCTCGTCTACGTTGCAGCCATGAGTCATAAGAACCTGTAGCGTAAACTATCTGTCCGTTCTCATCTCTGTAGTTAAACTCAAGCCAGTAGGTACCGGAACGGGTGAGTGGAAAGTACGGCTCGATGAACCCAGCCTCCAGACGGCGCATAAACATCTCGTCACGGATAGTCTTTTTAACTTCCGATTCAGTCTCTAACTTATCTATATTGGCTTCTTCTGCGGCTATGATGTTGTCGTTAAGATCACTATAGAAATCGCGCAGGTTTATGTATATCGCCCGTTGTTCTGGCGTTAGCTGCCCAAAGAGACTTACTACTTCTTCGTACTCTTTAATTCTTTGTGGGTTAGGTTCTTTAGGAATAACTCTGCCGACTATGGACGGTGGGCGACCAGCCTTTTTATCTGCTTCACGTTTGGCTTCTAACTCAGCAACACGTTTGTCCATCTGAGCTTTGGTGTTAAATTTTTCTTCTTTACGCGTACGCGTATCAGTCTTGCTATTGTATGCGCCGTAGACAACCCAATACTTGCGTATCTTGTCTTCATTGACCGTGGGGTCAATACGATTAATAGTAGAGAACGACACTAATTTGTTAAATGTAGCCTTAGCTTTACTATTATTTGAAAAAACACGATAAGCATCATTGAGTAGGTTGTTGTACTTCTTCATGTACTCAACGCGGATACCTTCTACTTGGTAGAGTAGTCTTTCAATCTTTTTAGCTGAAGGTACTTTTAACTTTAAGATATCTGAAATTGCTTCAAGCCCAACTCCGTTAAGGAATAAAGCCCGTGCTCTACCACTGGCGTTTTTACCCCACTCTACAATGTCTTTAACTCTATTTGGTGGGGCATCTTTCAGGAAGTCTTTACCGCCGCTCATTAAATGAGTAATAGCTTCTTCCGGCTTATCTTTAGCTAGTGCGTTCGGAACATCGGTTACGTTCCGGGTGTTAGGTTCAGTGCCCAGAATCGTGTTTATGTGTTTTATGGTTTCGACATCCGCAGTGCGTGCGTTATCTGCAATACCTAAGAACTTAACAATTGCCCCCCAGAACCGTTCCCAGCCTGTGATTTTTTGTCCGGTAGGTTTGTAGGCCGCTAGCTTTGCTTGGAACTCAGGGTTAGTAAACGCCTCGGCAACGAAGTCTTCCAGAGAACGCATACCATACTCGTCCGGCATAGCTCCTTTTAGATCATCGTACAGCTTGGTCAGTGCTACAGTAGCTGGGTGGCTCTTGTTTTGTAGTACGGCGTAAGTAACAGCGTGTGCGGATTCGTGTAAGACAGCGTGCGTGCTTAACGGAACACTGGTATTTATAACAATTGTGTTTGTACGGGGGTCGTAGATAGCGGCTATGGGGTTACCCTTAGCGTTGTTAAGTTCGCTAGTGGTTTCTACAGTTACGTCTTTTATGGTTTCACTGAGTCTCTTGGCAACCTTACGTACTTTGCGGTTTGGTGAGGTCTCAAAAATTTGGGTAAGAGCCGCACCAATATCTTTGGCTTCAATTGCATCTGCGACTTTTTGGTTAGCTTCGGAAATAGTAGCGGCGACAGCATCGGCTTCAAGGAGCTGGGTAATATCTCCTTCAAATGCCGCTATATCAATATTGAGAGCTTCACGAATGGTTTGTTTGTCATCGGCAAGTAGAGTTTCTTCTGCCGTACCGAGAGTCTCGTTCTGGTAAGCTATAACATTATTTACAGCTTCTTGAACCATTGTATCCGTATTGCCCGGATTTTCTTTTGGATTGACGTACGAGTTTATAGTTTCTTGGTCTTGAGTTTCGACTTCTCTACGTATCTCTAGTGGTTCTTTAGCTCCCGCTTTGAACGCTGCCTCTGTTGGAGAGCGGCGTAAGTCCGCTTTTACACGAGCTTCTTCCTCTACTTCGGCTTGCTCTGTTTGCTCGTTAAGTGCAGTAACACTTTCGGGCATATTGGTTTCGACCCAACTACGAGCCACTTTTGACCTACGCTGGACTTCAATGTATGAGAGGGTAGACTCTTTGGGCCTTATTGCGTCAAATGCTATTTCCCGTATAGCTAAATCCATGTCCCCGTCAGCCAGATCAAGGTAGTACTTCATAGCGCCTTCCTGAGTGTACTTATTGTTCTTGTTTATTTTGAACGCTTGTACTTTCTCAATTGGCGTTTGTTCTGCTGTTGGCTTTGCCGGAGTCCTACGAGTAACAGTCCTACGGGTAGGAGCTTTAGGGGCAGTAGTTGTAGGTGCAGTAGTCGTAGTAGGTGTAGTAGGTGTAGCCGCAGTCTCAGGTGCATCAGGTGTAGGTGTAGGCTCAGGTGCGGGTGTTGGTTCTGCCGCTGCTTGTTCGGCCCTAGCCTGTCTTGCTGCTTCTCTTTCAGCCCTACGTGTAGCTTGTTCGCGCTCTAGTGCTGTAGGACGTGGGCGGGTTGGGACAAATAAGTCTTGCTGTGCGGCAGCTTCTGGGGTCTGTTGCAGAAAGTTGTTTATGTTAACTTTAGTTTGTTCGGCGACGTTTCGGTTCCTTCCGAGGTTAGACAAAGCTGTACGAACTTGTTCACTCGTAACATCCATACCCCGGACGGCCTTACGTATAGGAGCTTGAGGAGCAACGCCGAGACGATCAAAGAACCGCTTGTCTGCTTTTTGTACCTTGGGTGCTTCTTCTACCGTTGCAGGTTCGGCAAGGCGAGCAGCGGCTTTTTCTTCCCGCTCAATAGCTGGGAATTCAAGCTGTCCTTCAGTACCTCGTCCGATACTATCCATGCGCTCCCTATTTAGTCGGGCTTTTTCTGCACGCTGGAGTTCTTGTTCGGTAGGTTCTGCGGTAGCAGGAGCCTCTCTACGCTCTGGTATGAGTGCTTCTAACTCTGCTGTCCTTGCGGCTTGTTCCTCGGCCTGTGCGGCCTCTACGGCGGCTTGTTCGGCTTCTTGCGTAGCAAACGCTTCCCGTACATCGGCAGCACGGTTAATTAGTGTTATCTCGTCTTGTGTAGGTTCAGTGTCTGTAAAGCCTTGTCTGCCTAGCTCTGCACTGAACGCCCGTCTTAGATTTTCTACACCGTCAATATCTTGACGCTCTAAGATAGGTAGAAGTACTTGTTTACGCTTCTCGACAGACTCTTGTTGGCGGCGTTCGGCTACACGACGATCAGCTTCACTAAGTTCCATCTCTTGCTGTGCCGCAGCAACTTCGGCTTCGGCGGCTTCTCTTTCAGCTAGCTGTGCGTCTTCTTCAGCCTGCATTTGTGCTAGCTCTTCATCGTCTAGCATTTCCTGTATCTGCTGTTCTTCTGCTATATCTATCAGATCAGGCTGTACTTCAGCAGGGGGTCTTACCCTAATTCTTTCTTCTAAAGTTGGTTCTTCAACTGGCTCTTCAATAGTGCCTATAGGAGCAAGCTCTTCAACTTCTGCGCCTTCGCGTCTGAAGACAGGGGAATCAAGTATGGGGCGTATGCGGGAAACAACTTCGGGTTTATTGTTACGTACTAACGGATTACTTATATAGCTAGTAAGTATAGATTCGGCTTCTGCGCGTTGAGCAGGATCGGATAGGTCTAATCCAAACAGTCTATCTGCTGTAGTTTTGCCAAGATCAAGCCCAATTTCTTCTATTGTGTCAGCATCAAAAACAGTAGCAAGTTCCTGTCCACCAAACAGTCCCCCTTCAATACTAGGCTCTTGTTGGTCGGGACGGCCTTGTTCTGCTTCTGGCGTAGGTTCTGTTGTAGGAGCGGGGCCACCTCTACCACGACGGCTCATTAGGCCGACACCTTCAGCTAGCGTAGCTAAAATACCACCAACACCAGCACCGTAAGCCGAAGACTCACCTGTACCGGTAAAGATACCTTGTTCTGGATCATAAACTTGCTGTGCAATTAAGTTTTGTGCGGCTTCTTGTACGCCTTCAGTGATAGCTTCTTGAGCCATTGCTTTGGTAATACGGCCAGCAGGAGCTTGGTTTATGCGGTTGTTGAGACGCCGCATGATCGACTCACTTACACCTTCTGCTATGTCATCAGCTTGGTTCCCGAATACTTTTTCTAAACGTCTGGCTATCTTTAGGGGAGCAAAAAATTCTAAAGCGCCGGGCAAAGTACCAAGAGCGGCGGCTTTACTTACTTGGTCTTCAGTAGCACCTGCGGCTTCGGCACGTTGTGCGGCTTCACCGGCCCCACTTGCAATACCAAGAGCAATCGAACTTAAACCAATAGCCGCAGCAGCGGGCAAAGAAACAGGGGCAGTAAGTATTGCGGCACCAGCTAAACCCAAATAAGGTAGTGTAGAACCAACGCCTGTAGCTAAATTCTCAGCAATACTTAGTTCTTCGGTAGGGGGTTCTTCATCTCCACGGATAAAAGCGCGTGCAGATTGCTCGGCTTCTTCAGGTAGTATAAATGCAGACCCGTAAGCTCCGCGTTGAAACTCTTCTCCTGCACCTGTAAGAACACGTCCGCCTAAGTTAGTAATAGCGTCAAAGAACCCGCCTTCATCTTCTGGAGTTTCGGGTACTTGGGGTACTTGGGGTACTTCCGGAACTTCTGGCTCTTCAGGTTCTTGTACTGAAGCTACAACAAACTTTTCAGCAAACTCAGGGTACAAAGCACCCAAACGCTGTGCCTGTTCTGGAGATAACTTATCTGGCATATTAACCAGAGCGCCATCTGGCATTCTTACTAGAGGCATAGCTACTCCAAAAACTTAATTAATTACCTAGATTTCCTAAGTAATCATCTAATGATAAGGCACCACCTAACCCAACATCAGCCTGTAGTTGTTGGATTTGACTCAATAGCTCCGCACGTTGAGTGTCGAACAGTTCGTCTTCTTTTTCTATAAGCTCTGCCATTTTTTCTTGGTCGTTTAGAAGGAACGGACTGGTACGGATTTCAAGTAACCGATTTTGATGGTCGTCCGAAAGGTCTTGTTGAAGTTTCAACGCATCACTCAATAGTCTTAAAGACTGACCGCGTGTTTCAATACCAGCCTGACGGTCAGCTTTAATAGCATCAAATTGTGCGCCCAATACGTTAAGACTATTCTTAGTTTCTTCCAGACGTTCAGTTTGTTCTCTGTTGAGTACTCCTGTGTACATCTGCATGGCGGTCTGCATAGCTTGGTTACGGCGTGCAGACAAATCACCTTCTAAAGAAGAACCTGCTTCAAATGCTTTACCACCGGCTTCACGCCCTAACTGGAATGTCTCTAAGCGTTTTTCGCCCGGCTTAGTAATTCGTTCTAGTTCGGCTCTGCGCTCTTGCCCACGGCGAGCTTGTTGAGACTGAATACTTCTACGTGCTTGATCTACCAGACTATTACCAGACAGATAGGCACTCATTATATCTTCTCTTTGTTTACGAGATTTTTCTTCTGGGCTTAACATGCCGCCGTAGTAATCTTCGTATCCTTTAGCCATAGCTTCACGAAGAGCTTTTTCTTCATCACTCAAGCCGTAAATACCCAAGGCTCTGTCTTCTCTTTCTTGCACTCTTCTAGCTACTTCTTCATCGCTAAGTAGGCCGGATTCGTAGGCACCAGCAATTTTACTCTCTAGGGATTGCATAGCTGGAGATAACTCTCTGGCTGTACCAGCCTGAGCAGTCGCTTCCATTTGCGCTATAATACTTTGTAATGTTGGGTCTTCATCTGCTTCAACTACACTTCCATCAGGCCCTGCGTACTTTTTTACTTCGCCACCATAGGCTAATTCGGCATCAGGATTACCACCGGCTATAAGAGTCTTGAGCTTCTGTACTTTAATTATAGTATCTGCTGGAAAGGTCTTTAGGTTTTCGCTTTCCATTCTTGCGCTTTCCATATCCCCAGCAGCTTTATAACGCTCAACTTGCCGCTCTATGTCCATGTAATTTTTTACATTTAAATCATTAGCTAGCTCGTTGTACTCCTCGCTCATTAGGTTATTAAACGGGTTAAGCTGTTGTATTTGAGCTGTTCCGCCCTCTGTAGGGCCGCCTTCGGCATAGCCAATAATTCCACCACGAGCGGCCATTTGTGGCATACGAGCCATATTTGGCGCAGAAAGTTGTGATATACCTGCTGCCATCGGACGTTGTTGTGGTTGAGCTTGAGGCATAGCTTGAGGCATAGCTTGTGGTTGCGGGCGACGCTGCATACCACCTAGTCCGGCTAACATGTTTGGCGCAGCACGACGTTGTGGTTGTGGGCGTTGTGGTTGCCCCATACGCGCCATCTGTGCGCCGGGCATTAGCCGTTGCATAAGCCCAATAATACCTTCAGCAGCTTGTTGTTTACGCTGATCGAGTACTGGCATTTGAGGAACTTGTTGGCCTTGCGCTTTTGCCAAATCTTGGTCAGCCGATTTCAGTAAATCAACGGCTTCCTGCGCTTTCATAGCAGCACGAGTTTTAGGGTCTATCCCTAAATCTTGTAAATCGTTATCTACGACATCAACCGCCGCTTGCATACGTTGTGGATTTACATTCGGCATAGCTGGTTTAGGCTGCTGTACGGGACGCTGTTGGGGCATCAAAGCCTGTAAACCTTGTGGTGTTTGCTGCATAGCCATTATGGTTGTTCCTCTCTTTACCCTTTAGGTAATTGTCCTGTACGTAAGTATTCTAAAAAGTCTTCTTTAGTTATATAACCAACATCGTACAAATCACCCATAGCGTTAAGTGTCTCTGCGGTCATCCCTGTAGGCAATGTACTTGCTGCGGGCACAGAATTAGCAGTAGCGGGATTAGCAGTAGCGGGATTAACTATGTTACTAAGCATAGTGTAAATATCAGAGCCGCCTTGAGCACCAGCTAGTAAAGAACTTAAGCCGGAAGGCTCCGTGTACTCGTAGCTGGCAACGCCAACTGGCATACCTTGCAGCAATGACTGCATGTACTGTACTTGTTTGTAAGGGAAGTCACGTTCTTCTTTAAACTGAGCGATATCTGCGGCAATGCCCTCACCTTCAATACCCCGTTGTTCGGCACCCGCACGACGTTGGGCTTCAAATACGTCAAACCCAAACTGATTCATCATTTCTTGAGCTTGTCTACGTGCTTGTTCTTCAGTATTAAACTGACCCTGCGCTTCTGTGAAGGCTTGTTGGTATCCAGTACCGGTAATGTCCGCTATGTTACGCAATGTGTTACGGATTAACTCAGAATCCATAATAGCTTGACGCCCACCGCCATAAGCTCCGGCTTTACTTAGCCGACTAGCTTGTTTAGTTCGGGCGATTTCAGCTTGACGTTGCGCCTCTGCGATCTGCGGCTCAAGGGACATTTGCAGATAAGGAGACATGTACTGCTGCGCTACACCAGCCTCAGTAAATGAAGTAGGTGTATAGCCCCCCATCTGTGTAATCGGAGCAGTTAAAGCACCCAGACCTTGGTAGGCTTGCGTTTGTAGACCAGATTCTCCAGCAGTCAGGGGGCCTTGATATGCGGCATACGGCATACCTGCAAGAGCCTGTCCACGACCGAGCATTTCCGTGACATACGGGCCAGCCCACGAAGAAAGCGAAGATTCCTCCGCTCTTGTGGTATTTGAAAATAAATCCCCCGACGTATCGGTCGCTATTGCGTTTGGATCGAGATCATCATCGCCCATGATTCACCTCAACTTGGCATAAATTTGTTTGGGTTTATTTGGGTGCCCTGTGTCTGACGGCCAGTTCTGGCCTGTCTCACTCTATCCATCATAGAGTAAAGTTGCTCGGCACCTGCATTGGAATTGCCATTACCAAGATGGCTGACTACATCGGCAGGGATAACGAACTCGCCATCACTGAGGGCGGCGGGTTGCGTGGCGTCTATAGTAGCAGGAATCCTATCTGCCATGCCATCTGTTGGGCCGCCTAAGTAGTAGCCTTGTCCCATGCCGTCTAAAGAAGCTAGTCCACCTCCCATCATACCAATAGCGCCGGGTTTGGAGGCTTCTATTAACTCGTCTAATCTAGTTTGTACAACGTCTGCACCAGAAGCAGGAGCCATATAACTACGTTGCGCAGGAATTATTCCTGTAGAAGCTACCGTGGGAGCGTATTTGGTTGAAACAGGACGTGTTTGCCTACTGAGATTAGTAAGATTCTGTGTGGCTAAATTCCATTTTTCTGCGTCTGTAGAGGCTTGTGCAGCAGCTTCCTGACCTTTTGGTACATACTGAGTCTGTGTAAAGTACCGGCGGCCACCCCCGCCCGGACGGCGGTCTGGATCATAAGCTGCGGCATCTGCCTGAGTGTACATAGGCACTTGCTGGCGGTAGGCTGTGTAATCAGGAATACCACCCATGTACCCAAGAGGGCCTTGGTTGCCGCCAAGCCCTAAGAAATCGGAAATAGTACTAGAATCTTTAGCCCGAGAAGACAGGAATAGCCCCAATACGGGAGCTACTTTAGCCATATCTATGCCGCCATCGTCTTTGGTAAAAAAGTCCATAACATTATCGACAAGAGAACCTGTCGTATCAGCTACCCAATCAAAGAACTCGCCCATCTTAGCCTCTCAATAAATCTATAAGTTCATCAAACTCATTATAAGTATCTATTATACCGCCACTTTTTGCTGCATAAGGGCGGCTTGCCATATTAGGGTTAAAAATACTTTCGCCACCTATATCGTATAAATAGTCAATTTGCGCTAGCTCTGGCCCTGTTACTCTAACGCCACGAGAACTACTAGGCAAACTCGTACTGGGGGTTTGTACGCCACCACAAATTTCTGGATTAAAGTACGCATATACTGGGTTATCACAAGGCTCAGTATCTACCCCGCACTTCTCTGGGTTTGCTGCTGCATAGTCTGCATCCAAGCACGGGTCAGTTTTTGTACCGCACTCTATCGGATTCTCTGCTGCATATGCTGGATTTAAACAGGGGTCTTCGGGAGGTGGCGGTGCGCCTTCATAACAGAAACTCTGTACAGTCTGCCCCGTAGGCACTGCTCTGCCGGGCTTATCACTATTCGGCGGACACTCGATAATACGGACTGTTCCGCATATTTCTGGGTTTTCAGCAGCATACGCTGGGTTTAGGCAAGGATCAGTGGGTGTACCCCCACAAAGCACTGGGTTCTCGGCTGCATACGCTGGATTGTCGCAAGGATCAGTTGTTGTCCCGCATATTTCTGGGTTTTCAGCAGCATATGCTGGATTGTCGCAAGGATCAGTTTTTGTACCGCATATTTCTGGGTTTTCAGCAGCATACGCTGGA